CTGAGATAACAAGATGGCTATTAACAACCATGTTAGCGTCAACCCAGTCAATAGCTGTGTCGGCCAATGTAAAGACACCGCGAGTAGCTACAGGAACAGCTTGTCCAGTAAGAACGGCTTGTAGTTCGGCTCTCTTTACAGGATTATAAAGAAGTCTTTCGCCATTTTCATCGGCGGCTAGAGTCTGATTAAGAGTCATGCCTAGAACTGGAGTACCAGCAGTGGCAGCAGTGAACTGCAAAGGTACAGCAGGGTATTGAGCAGCACCCAAGAAAGGATAATCTGCCTTACCAAGTGTATTTGTAATATCGGTAGCTGTGTATTGAATTGGATCGAGATCCAAGTTACCAGCAGATACCTTGACGAAAACACCGGCTGAACCATTACCATTTGTAAATGGGGTGGCATCAACAGTGTCGCTCGCGAACATGTTGATAACATCAACGTCGCTATATTGTCTGAATGGATATAATCTTAGTGACATATATTTTAAAATTTAACTGTGATATTGTCTTTGCTGAAAGCTTTTTGAAGTCTTTCTTTCCAAGAAACTTGACTTTCTGTTGGAGAAATAGTTTGGGTAGGTACTGCTGGCTCTTCGCGTTTGGCATTTGCCAAAGCTGTTTCAACCTCAACAACCTTTTCAACTACTTCCTTATTAGTACTAGCTTGGGCTTGATGTTGGACTTGGCCCATTCTCTTTACTAATTCAGCTTCTAACTTTTCTTGGAAAGCTTGTTCTTGTTCTGTCTTGAAAGCCTTGCTCTTGTGTCTATATACAATAGCGAGCTTTTCTTTATATGAAGCAAATGCTTCATCAGTTGTATCTAGTGCAGAAATTTCTTTAGCTAGATATTGACGATCAATGTCGTCTAAATCATATTCAGAATCTAAAAGACTCATTCTTGAACTGTAAACTTCTTGAGCGGCTTTAGCAGAAATTGCGCTTTCCAACTCATTCAATTTAGCTACAGTTTCAGAAAGCTTCTTATTGTTGTCTTCTAGTTCTTTCTTAAATTGTTCAGCTTGAGCGACAGCTTCGGCCTTAGCGACTTCTGCTTGTTCGATCTCTTGCTTGATTTCCTGATTCTTAAGTTTAATGCCTTCAGCGATTTTAGCTGTAATAGAAGCTACTGCTTCTTCAGTAAACTTGTTTGAGTCTTGCTTTTCAGCAGCAAGAACCGTCTTTAATGCTGATATGATTTGTTCTAAATCCATAATTTTAGTTTTGGTATTATTTACAGTGCTTAATTCAGATTGTGAAAAAATTTTATCGTTTAAGTTAAGTAATTCTAAAGAATTTACTTCAATGCATTCATTTTGCTCTGCTTCTACATCTTGTTTGATTGATTCTGATTCGCCATCATCAATTACAACACCTTGAACATCAGCAGCTGGATTGCTAGTAAAACCAATTCCTAATGGATAAATTCTACCAGTAACTAGTCTATAAACTGGAGTACCATCATTCATAGTTCCAGGTCCATCAAAACCTCTTAGATACTTTTTGAATTCATTTATTTGTTCTTTTTTAGTAATGATTTCTGCCTGTTTTAAATCAAGGCTTCCAACTGCTACATAATATTCATTAAAACCAATTTCCCAACTAGCACTAATTCTTTCAAATAAATTAGATTCTGGATTGTTAGATTCAATCAATGCGTCAGCGAATTCACGATCAACTGTTTTATAAACAACCGCCGCCAAAGCAATATTAAAAACGTCTAATCCATTTCTTACGTCCTCATCGGATAAAATTCTATTATCTCCGTAAGAAGAAAAAGCAGAATTAACAATATGGCCGACGACTCTTTGTTTCTTATGCTCAATATTTGTTGGCTTATGAATAAAATATTTTTTAAAAGCAATTGCAGTATTAGTGTCAATTCCATCTCCATTTTTATTAAAACGATTAACAAGAGCAGCATTAAAAGCAGCACCAACTAAATCAACATTTTTATCTAAATTAACGCTAGAAGGAATTAATGACTTAAGAGGCTCCAAAGAAGCCTGTGACAATAAAATATTTTTATCAAAATTAGCAGAAGCCGTAACTATATTTTCAAATGATGTTTTGTAAAGGAACATATTATTAATATTTTACACAGAAAGCTTAGTACTGTGATATAACAATCCTGCTGCATATGTATCCAACTGATGTTCCGCAGCCATCTCTTGAATTTCTGGAAGTATAGAAAGTTTATCAAGAAAACTTGGATCTTTTATAATCGCTTCGGCTTTTTCTTTCCATGAAACTCCTTCACATCCAACAATAATTGCTTCAGTAATGCCTTCTGCTAGTTTTCTCTGATCTGAAGATAAAGTCTTCTTAGAATATTTCTTCTTTAACGCTAGTTCTACAGAAGAACTTAATACTTTAGTTTGATTTAAAACTTTAGCTATCGCATCTTTTGCAAATACTGAAGCTTTTGCCCCCATTGGACGGCCTTTTTCTTTAGGTGGAATTGGATTTTTATTTGGAATTGCATTAGATTGAATTGAATCGTCAGGAATGACAGGCACTCCACCAACCATTGGATTATAATAACCTTTCTTTCTATCTTCTACGAATTTAGCTTGAGCAGCGGCCAATTCTTCTTCGCTAGGATAAATACCACTTTCAATAACTTTAAGACCTTGTTCTGGAGGCAGAATACCTAATTCCATCATTCTTGTAACTACACGATTGAACTGAGTTTCATCTTTAATAGAAACTTCTTCAAATTTAGCTACAGGACATTTACCTTTAAATCCTAAATTCTTAAATATAGCTTCGATTTCAGGCTGCAAAAAGTCATTTAAAAATGCATTTCTAGATTCTTTGAGTCTTTCGAAAAATACTTGAGCTTTTACAGTTGTATTTGCAAATTTTTCAGAGCCAATTAATATATTCTGCAAACCTTCTTTAATATCTTCATTTACTATTCTATACTTTTCATATCCTAAAACTTTTTGCATATCAGGAATAACGAATTCAGCTTTAGTAGTATAGTCAGCAACAAGAACGCGACCAACAGATTGGTTGTTCAAAAGACTTTGCATTGCTTTAATATTTCTATGGTTGATTCCACCTTTAGAAGGTTCAGTTCCTACTGTGATAAGGAGAATAACGTTTTCTATAGTGCGACAAATAGCTTGATCAATCTTCTTCATTTCCATTTTAAAGTTGATATCGTCAAGAACAGGAAACCCAAATGGAATAGCGAAAGGTTCGTAATCCTGTTTCTTATAAAAAGAGTAGATTATATTCGTGGGATCTAATTGTATATTAAGACCATTACGCGCCCATTGACCATTCATAATCTTATTCTGAGTTTCCTTATTAAGTGAATCAAATATTAATTTATCATGATCATTCTTTGGTGTACGAAGCCTCTCTAATTCATATTCAGAAAGGATCTTTTCATAAAGAACTGAGTTCCAACTGCTTGCTCTATTAACTGTTAAAAAATAAGGATTAATTAATGTATATTGAACAGGAATTCTATTTTTAACATCATACGAAGTTGGATATGGCAATATACCCATATCAGTAGTATATGATTGACCATCATAATTAGCGTATGTTTCTAAAATTTTTTGAAAATCATCTATTTCAAATTTAGCATTTATCTTATAAAAGAAAACATTTCCGCTTCTATAATACTCGCGAAAATACTGATCTTTAACGTTCCACATTCTTACAGACTTCATCCATTTTTTGAAGAAGTCTTTTGATTTTTGAGTTCCACCTTCTAAATAAATTTCTGCATTAGCAAATTCAGACATGATATCAATAGCATTTCTAAAAATAGCAACATTTGCATAAGCTTTTTGACAAAGTTCAATAGCATCACGAATATTATAACCATTAATAGAAGATTCAAAGGGTAAAATACCTTCACGGATATTACCATATTTATAAATCTTTGGGCCTACATAAGCTAAATTTCTTCTAAGAGTCGTATCTGATTGACCACCATTTCTATCTCCATCAGATGCGCGAGTTTCATGAGTATAAAATGGTTCACCAACAAAATTTGGTTCAGAAGATTGTTCTCCTTGCATTAAATTCTCCAAAGGTTGTGGAGAGTCTTGATTACCTGAAGATAACTTGTTCCAATATTCTGACTTTTTTGTATATTTACGGCTCATGTTAATAATAGTTACACATTGTGACTTTAAAAGTGACTTTTTAACTTATGCTATAAACATTGGCTCAAAAGTATCCATACTATTATCAACTTGAGTAGTATTAATATCAAAATAAATTTTTGCCATCCAATTACCAAGCACTAATGCAGAATAACTATCTTTTCTTGGCTTATCTGGACCAGATTTACGTTTTAAATTAGTTGGAAGATCAAAGTTTTGCATACCTTGGGCAGAAGTAGTTATTTGAATCAAAGCGCATTCAGTTTTTGTAAGCATAATCATATCTGATAAATGCTCGACAAAGTCAATCATCTTAGCCTCCTCATTTTCTTTTTCAGTATCTAAAGCATTGGAAAATTTTAAATCTGATATTCCTATATGTTTTTTAGTTTGGCTTCTAAAATTGTCATCAATAGCTCTGCTGGCAAAATAAGTACGACGATGAT